GATTGCTCGTTGCAATAACATTCAGATGGCACGTAAGATTCAATTGAACTCTGCTTATGGTGCAATTGGTAATCAGTATTTCCGTTATTATAAATTGGCAAACGCTGAAGCAATCACATTGTCTGGACAAGTTGCTATCCAATGGATTATGAATAAGGTCAATTCTTATCTAAACAAGATTTTGAAAAGTGGAGATACGGATTATGTTATTGCTTCAGATACTGATTCTCTTTATATTAATATGGGTCCTTTGGTTGAGAGTGTATTCAAAGGAAGAGAGAAAACTACTCAAGGCATTGTTTCGTTCCTTGATAAGGTCTGTCAGGTGGAATTTGAAAAGTATATTGAAAGTTCTTACCAAGAACTGGCTGACTATGTGAACGCTTATGAGCAGAAAATGTATATGAAGCGTGAGTGTGTTGCTGAACGTGGTATCTGGACTGCGAAAAAGCGATATATTCTTAGTGTTTGGGATAGTGAGGGTGTTCGATATGAAGAACCAAAACTAAAAATCAAAGGTATTGAGGCAATCAAGTCTTCTACACCTGCACCTTGTCGTAAGATGTTGAAAGAGTCTTTTAGTATTATGATGAGTGGTACTGAGGATGACATCATTAACTTTATTGATGACTGTAGAGAAAAGTTCAAAAAACTCTCTCCTGAACAGATTGCGTTTCCGCGATCTGCTTCTGATGTTCAAAAGTATTCTTCTTCATCTGACATTTACATCAAAGGAACTCCGATTCACGTTCGTGGGGCACTTTTGTTTAACTACTACATTAAGCAAAACAAGTTAACTAACAAATATTCTCTTATTCAAAATGGAGAAAAAATTAAGTTTGTTTATCTCAAAAAACCAAATATCATTCATGAAAATGTGATTACGTTCATTCAAGATTTTCCAAAGGAACTCAATCTTGACAAATACATAGACTATGAACTACAATTTGAGAAAGCATTTCTAGAACCACTCAAGATTATTCTTGATTCTATTGGGTGGAATGTTAAAAAAACTGCGAGTTTAGAGTCATTCTTCTCCTGATGGAAATACCCATAACAGAAAAGGAATTAAAAAAAATCATAGATATCCTTGAAAAATCAAGTGAAAGGGATCTCTATGCTAAATTATGGTCATTTAACTTTAATAGGAAAAAGTAAATTATGGACTTCTTAAAGGATATTGTAAAAGAGATTGGTGACGATTTCACTAAACTGGCATCAGATATTGATGAGACCGAAACTTATGTTGATACAGGTTCGTACATTTTTAATGCACTGGTTTCAGGTAGCATATTTGGCGGCGTATCTGGGAATAAGATTACTGCTATTGCTGGAGAGTCTAGTACTGGAAAAACTTTCTTCAGCCTCGCCGTGGTTAAAAATTTCCTTGATACCAATCCCGATGGTTATTGTCTCTACTTTGATACTGAAGCTGCTATTACAAAGTCACTTGTAGAATCTCGTGGAATTGATACTTCTCGTCTTGTTGTTGTTAATGTGGTTACAATTGAGGAGTTTCGTACAAAAGCACTCAAAGCGGTAGATCTATACTTAAAAAAACCTGTAGAAGAACGCAAACCCTGCATGTTTGTGCTAGACTCTTTGGGGATGCTTTCCACCGAGAAAGAAATCACTGATGCACTGAATGATAAACAAGTTCGTGATATGACTAAATCACAACTTGTAAAAGGTGCGTTTCGAATGCTCACACTTAAACTAGGTCAAGCAAATGTTCCGCTCATTGTCACAAATCATACATACGATGTCATTGGAGCTTACGTACCAACAAAAGAAATGGGCGGAGGTTCTGGACTCAAATACGCAGCCAGTACGATCATTTATCTCAGCAAAAAGAAAGAAAAGGATGGAACGGAAGTGGTCGGAAATATTATCAAGGCTAAGACTGCTAAATCGCGTTTGAGTAAAGAGAACAAAGATGTTGAAGTCCGTCTGTATTATGATGAGCGCGGTCTTGATCGTTACTATGGTCTTTTGGAACTTGGTGAGATTGGTGGACTCTGGAAGAATGTAGCAGGACGTTATGAGATTGATGGTAAGAAACTTTATGCCAAACAGATTCTAAAAGAACCTGAAGTATATTTCACTGAAGAAGTGATGCAACAATTAGACGAAATCGCACGCAAGGAATTTAGTTATGGAGAAAGTTGAGTTTCTAATCCTTAGAAACCTTTTACACAATGAAAAATACATTCGAAAAGTAATACCATTCATTAAATCTGAATATTTTGAAGATCAAAATCAAAAAATTGTATTTGAAGAAATACTATCTTTTGTTCAGGAGTATAATCAACCAGCAACAAAAGAAGTTCTCTGTATTGAGTTAGAAAAGAGAACAGATATTAACGAGCAGTCTTTTAAAGAAATTACTCAAATTATTTCTTGCCTTGAAGATGTTCCTGCAGAGTTTAATTGGTTAATTGATACCACAGAAAAGTGGTGTCGCGATCGTGCCATTTACTTGGCACTTATGGAGTCTATTCATATTGCTGATGGAAATGATGAAAAGAAGAATCGTGACAGCATTCCTTCTATTCTTTCTGACGCTCTTGCTGTAAGTTTTGATAATCACGTTGGACACGATTATCTGCAGGACTATGAACAAAGATACGAGTCTTATCACAAAAAGGAGGATAAAATTGAATTTGATCTCGAATACTTTAACAAAATCACGAAAGGTGGTCTCCCTAACAAAACTCTTAACATCGCTCTTGCTGGTACGGGCGTCGGGAAGTCTCTATTCATGTGCCATGTGGCTAGCTCCGTCTTGCTCCAAGGACGGAACGTTCTGTACATTACGTTGGAAATGGCAGAAGAACGCATTGCTGAAAGAATTGATGCAAACCTCCTGAATGTTCCTATTCAAGATATTGTAGATCTTCCTAAGCAAATGTTTGAAAATAAGGTCACAAATCTTGCTAAGAAAACTCAAGGTACTTTGATTATTAAAGAGTATCCAACTGCATCTGCACACTCTGGACATTTCAAGTCTCTATTGAATGAACTTGCATTGAAGAAGTCATTTCATCCAGATATTATCTTTATTGATTATCTGAACATCTGTTCTTCTTCAAGGTATAAAGGAAATAGTAATATTAACTCTTATACGTTTGTAAAAGCAATTGCAGAAGAACTTCGTGGTCTTGCTGTGGAGTTTAATGTTCCTATTGTGAGTGCCACCCAGACTACTCGTTCTGGTTATGGTTCTTCTGATGTGGAACTAACTGATACTTCTGAGTCTTTCGGTCTTCCTGCAACTGCTGACTTAATGTTTGCTCTTATTAGCACAGAAGAACTTGAAGGTCTTGGTCAAATTCTTGTAAAACAACTTAAGAATCGTTATAATGACCCTACCATTCATAAGCGTTTCGTGATTGGTATTGATAGGGCTAAAATGCGTCTTTATGACTGCGAACAATCTGCTCAACAAGACATCCTTGACAATGGAAAGGATGAAGAGTATGATTATGAAGAAAAGAAACCAAAGAAAACATTTGAAGGATTTAAATTCTAATGACTATTGACCTTAAAAAATACGTTGACTTTGTTGATGCAACTACATCAAATCCTAGCAAACAATATAGTGATTTTCTCACACGTCTCCACAGTCTTGAAGTGGAGGGATTTCCTACCGAGCGATTGCTTACTGCTGCTGTAGGGATGTCTGCCGAAGCAGGTGAGTTTACTGAGATTGTGAAGAAAATGGTCTTTCAAGGCAAACCAGTAAATGAAGAAAATCTGTTTCACTTGAAGCGTGAACTTGGCGATATTATGTGGTATGTTTCGCAAGCGTGTATTGGACTCGATATTTCTCTTGAAGAAGTTATTCAAATGAACTTTGAGAAACTGAGTGCTCGTTATCCTGAAGGTGCTTTTACTATTGAACGTTCTGAAAATCGTAAAGAGGGAGATCTATGACTAAAGAAAAACAGGTAACAATCAAAATGGATGCTCGCGCTGCAGCAGCAGTTCGCCAAGTTCTGTTTGATTCCCAGAAAGGATATACTTATGATGAAGTAAGTATTCCTCCTCGCATTTCTGATATTCGTGGAGTTATTCAACAACTTGATGATAGTATTGGTGCTGTCCTCGGTGCTTAATTTAAACCTCCCATTTTGGGGGGTTTTTTCATAAATATCT